CATTTCTTGGTGTATGATTGCTCCAGTTCCTTCAAATCCTATTACATTAGCAATAGTTTTTTTTAATGGGTTATTATACAAACCACCCAATTTAGTTGCCACTAAAAGTTGTACAGCTTCTGTAGCTCCAGCTTTAATTCCTTCTTCTGTCCAGACTTTAAAGAACTCATTAAATCCATTTACTTCATCATTTTGTAATGCTTCTAAATATGTTTGTCTTAAAGATCCTGCAACAAAAGCACTACCTGCTAAAGTAACATCTTTGTTTCTACTAGCCAAACCAAAAGGAACTGCAGCTGCAGCATAGACAGGTAAATCTTTTGCTAGTCTTGAAACATTCATAATATTTCTTTCTAAAAAACCTGTATCTTTTGGGTTATCAGTTGTGTATATTTCTGGCATAGGCTCATCATTGACATAAGATTGATGAAGATCCCAGATACCACCATCCCATCCTCTTTTCCAATACTTGCCAGGTTCAAATATATCTCCTACTAATTTTTCTTTTTGTTTTTGAATAAAGGGAGTGTCATCATTTTGTGCGTTTAAATATTCTAGTTCTTTATATTGTTTTTCATGTTCTTCTTTTCCAAGATTAATAATATTGCTCCAAAACTTTCTAATAGGTGTTAGATTTATTTCTTTGTAACCTAAATCTTTTGCAATTTCTTGAGTAGTAAATCCTGCTTCGCTTAAACTTTTAACTTTATCTTTTTTCCATTCAGTTATTTCTTCTGAGCTAAAACCTGCTTCTTTATAAGATTTTATCTGATCTGCTAATGTAGCCATTAGTTTCCTTTTGTTAATTCATCGTACTCTGAAATACTAATAGTTCTTCCAAGTTGATCTTCTAATTCTTTTTTTGTTGGTTTTTTATTTTCATTTGGAATTTCTGGTAAATCTTCACTACCTTTTATATTATCTCTAATGTTTTTATAAACATCATCCATGCTTGGTATAAATCTATAAAGATCATAAGCAATAAAACTTTTATTTCCTTTAACAGCTTTTAATAATTCATCTGAAGTTTTACCTTCTCTTAATCCTTGAACATATCTGCTATACATAATATATTTAAACTGACTTAATCTATCATCTCTTTTGGGATCTAAATCTTTTAAAGCAGCACTACCTGCAACTTCTAAAGAAAATAAATTCATAAATTCAAAAAACTTAGTATGGTTTTCTTTAAATCCTTCTTCATTAGAAATAGAAAGAAGATTGTTTAAATATTTTACATCATTAGTATTTAGTTGTGTTCCCACTCTTTCAAAGATAGAAAGAGGTGTAGTTTCTCCAGGTAAAATAAATTTATCATAAGCTGTATTAATTTTATCACTAACAATTAATTTCATTATGTCATCATTAGCATCAAACTTAGATATGTTGTTTGCAGTTCCATTACCAACTTTAGTATTGTAGCCAACTAATTGTTCAACTATTCCAGAATCATTTGGAAATAATTCTTGTAATTTTTCAGTATATGTTCCTTGACTTTTGTCAAAATTTTTAAAAATTTCATTTGTTTTTTGAGCTACTTCAAACTTTCCTATTTGATTTGCAGTTAAAATTTGAAGTTGTCTATCTGCTTTAATTTGATTTGCTTTCTGTAAATATGATTTTTCAAACTCAGATCTTTCAGAAACAGTTAAACTTTGATAAATAGCTTGTAAGTTTTCATTACCACCAAATGTTTTTTTTGCAATTTCTTCATTAGCTAAAACAAAATCTCTAGGATCAGCATCAAAAGGAATATCAAGAGGAGCAAGTAAAGCTGAAAATTTTTGTTCTTTAATAACTCCATCTGCAACTCCACTTAATTTTAATTGTTGTTCAGCAGAAATAAGATCAAATGCTCCTTCACTTAATGCTTTTTTAAATTGAATTGGTGAATTACTAGCCATGGATGTTGCTAAAAATTCTATACCTTTTTCATTATATGATTCGATTAATTTTTTTGCTGTACCTTCATCATAAGCTGGATTGTTATTAATTCTATTAGCAGTATTTTTCATGTGCTGCTCTATGTAATCTATCCCAAGTTCTTTAAGTAGCAAAGTATCTTTAGTCCAAGCATCATCATCAATCTCTTTATTTCTATTAATTAAATTAATTCTTGATTCTGAAATAACCTTTGTTTTTAATAACCCAGATGTTGCATAAAACTTTCTATCAACAGCTTTTTTTTCAAAGTTATTTAATTTTTTAAGATTGTTTGCTTTACTATAATTATAAAGTTTATTAACTTCTGAATCATAATACTGTGATGCTTCAGTTGGAGAATCTTTTTGTTTTGCTTCACTAGATATTGTTAACCAACCTTTTTGAATAACATTACCTGCATCATCCTTTTTATCTTCATAAAAACTATTTAATAATTCGTTAGATCTATTATTTGCTTCAATAGTTTTTTCTTCTATATAACTTTGTTCTAAATATTTACTTACTGGTTGTAATACACTAGCTGGAGTATTGTTTAAATTTAATCTAACATTAGATTCAACACTTGGTGTTTCTGAAGTTATACTTCTAGTAGATGTAAATGTAGGTATCTTTGGCATAATTATCCCATCATTGTTAGTAACGATGTACCTGCTCCTGTTAATGTTCTTAATGCTGCAATTTTAGATTCTTGTCTTGCAATAGATCCTTCTATTCTAGCAAAGTTTGCTTCTTCAAATGCTCTTGCTTTACCAATTTCTGCATCATATTTCATTTTTTCTCTTTCCAATTCAGCATTATTTAGATTAGCCATTTTTATTCTTTGTGCTGTTCCACCTTCAGTAACTCCAGATTTAGCTGTTTGAACTATCACATTACCTTCAAGTTCTTCAAATTTTTTATTAAAAGTAGCTAAGTCTAATTCTAATTTATTTTCAATTATTTCAGCTTTTTGTTCTTTAACAAGAGCATTACGATTTTTTACAGATTCATTAAATTTACCATAAGCATTTTGTTGTGAAGCTGTTACTGCACCTATTGCTCCAACTGCTGCCATTTGCCAACTCATTAGAATAACCTCGCATACATATATTGATCTGAACCATCAAAGCCAAATTTTTTCATTAAACCTTCTTCCTCTAAACCTAACCACTTAGCAAATTTTAAGCCAGTTGTATAGTTAGCTCTTACAGCAGTTTGAACTCTATTGATATTATTTTCTTTAGCAATCCTTGCGAAATCTTTTCTAATAGCTCTTGCAACCAACAAAGGATGTTCTAAAGCATCTTTAGTAGCTAGTACCCAACCTTCGGCAACACCATTCCAAATGATTTTCATACCTGCAGCAAAGATAGGTTTGCCATCAATCATACCAGTAAACGCTAAGTTATCTTGTTCTAGGTTATTAGGATTACCATCAAACTCCATATCTTTATCCATTAATGTATGATTCATTTGTTGCTTCATAATGTATTCTCCATGCTCACCTTTATATGATACTATATTTAATATTCTATCCATCGTTAGTTTGTAGTTTAGGATATAAAGATAATATCGTCAAAGGCAAAGGTTGTACTTGTCGAACAAATATAAAACCATCTGTCTCATAGTTACCTCTAAATTCTATTTCTTTATCTCCTGTAAATACATTGATACCACTATCCATTGCGTTAGCTGAAGATCTAAATGGTATTCTTTCCATGTTAGCTAGATCTGGACCAATCTCAATACCAATACTTTCATAAAGTCTAGCAGTAATTTCATAAATTCTTTTAGTCTTACTTTGCGATGTACCATTTTGTGAACCAGCATCTATTCTCATAGTCTGCAATAAAGATGTATAAGGTAATCCAACTTTAACTTTAGAAGAAGATCTATCTAATGTAATCTCACCAGAGCTAACAGTTTTGTCTGGATGCGTTGCACCATCTGCTAATACAGATACTGTCTCACCCTCAAGATGATCAAGACCAGATATAGTTGTTGCAGGAGAACCATCGTAAGATAGCTGTGAATCTAAAAAATTAAATGAAGTATCATCTGTTTCATCAAAGTCATACTCATGAATATATTCTACATATCTTTTTGTTGCACCATTGATTGTTCTTTTTACAATTACCCATGTTTGATATTCTGAATCGTCTGTTGGAATTGTTGCAACACTTTCACAAACTGAATTACCACTTCCAAATGATCCACCAAATATATGTCTATGCCAAGCAACAACTTGCTGTTCTCTTTGATAAGTTAATCCAACTAATTGACCATCGTTTCTTACACCCCAAATAACTTGATTAGGTTCTTGTTGATATGATAATTGTTTGAATCCACCTTCAGAAATATGTTCGGCAAGGATAGTTAAGTCTGGAGCAACATAACCATCAACATCAAAGTTGTAAGCTAGTTCTCTTAACTTTCTTCTAGCTCTTTGTAAAAATAAAGTTGCATTACCAACAGCTAAAGCATCTACGTTTGCTGCACCATTATTAGATTGTTTTTTAATTAATATGTTTGTAGGTGTAATTGCAATATCAGTACCACCCCCACTAACTGCAAACTCACCACCCGCAGTACCAATAATTAAAGTTCTTGTAGCTGTCATAAATCTAATTGCATTTACTTGGTTAGAAGCAATCGTATAAATAATAGAATCATCATCTGCTACTGTGCCATGATAGTTATCATCCATGTTTTCATAATCACCAGACTTTGAAAAAAATAATGTTTGTGGTTGTGATAAGGTTGCTGCGAATACTAATCTTTGTTCAAAGAAGGTTACGCAAGAAGGATAACCAGTAGTGTCAGAGAATGAGCCTAATGCAAAGTCAGTAGTTGCACTACCAGAAGATATAGCAACCTCTACAGTTGCAGTAACTTCAGTTGAAGATGTATATGCTGTAATTTTTAAATGACCATCTTTCATGTGTACCAATCTTCCAACATCTGTAGATAACCAACCTTGATTAGAATTAATTCCAGTTGTTGATGACAATGTTAATGTAGCAGTAGCACCAACAGAAGTATGAGAAGTTGTAATTGTTGTTGTTTCAATATTGTGATCCATGAATGGACCATTTTGAAAATCAACACTTGTTAGTGTCCAGGATGTATGACCTGTTCTAGCTAATTTTTTTACTGGATGATTAGGATGACAGATGTACATGACATCAGCAGATTGTGCATATTTAATATCAAATAGTTCTGCTTCTAAATATGGTGAACTAATTTCATAAGCTGAACCACCAGATAATATTTGACCATTGTCTTTATAAAATCTTATGTACTGATCTCCAAACTCTAACATATAGGTTTGTGTTGTACTAAACTCAAAAGGAATTAATCTTGTTTCTTTAGAACTAT